TTTAATTAACTGATTTGTTGAATGATAATAAATTGTACTTACAAAAAGAATAGAATAATTAGATGTAATCGGTGAAAATTTCATTAATATTATTTTCAACCTCTCTAAAGTCAGGATAGTCTGGAGTATCTACCGTTAAACAATCTTTTTCATCTTGAACCATTGGTATGTAATCACCCCAATATTCTAATAATCCACGAGATCCTCGATTCTTATTTGAAATTAAATAGTCCAAAATTATTTCGTCAAAGTTCGATGCAACAGGAACTCTAAACCGTTGAGTCATTGTATCTTTTTTGAAACGGTGAGGTTTTGAATAATATTCACCATTACCGTTTATATATTCTTGTAATTCACTGAAAATTTTTCCGTAAAGTTCACTCTCATATGCTTGGTTGTAAGCATTATTATGAATGGACAGTAGTTCGTCATTTAACTCTTCAAGATAAGTCTCTAAAAGGTAATTCATTGACTCTTTATCGTCTATGATAGTTTGCGCCGTTATAGAATCATCGACTGTAACATATTCGGGATGACCTTGTTCCCTTGCAATATCTTCTAGTTCGATAGTTTCAGTTTTTATTTTTTGACCTTTTAGATTTTCGACTACATATTCTCTAAGATGTTTCATATTTTTTGGGGTTAGCCCTTCAATAACATCACGATAAACACTATCAGTTGTGTCGTAATTGAAGAAGGCATCGTTTTCACCTGAAAGAATGGCATTTATATAGTATGTTGAGAGACCATTTCGGGTGCGTTCACAGAAAAAATTCGCCAAATCAGACCTTTCATCCAAATCCAAATAAACCACGCCATTTTCGTCAACGAAAATATCCGACAATTTATCTTCAACAAATTCAAGGAACCTTTTACGGTCCCTACCATGGAGCCAAATTAACAACGCATTCTGTACCTCTGTATTCTCAATATCAATTTGGTTAATTAAACCTCTTTTGTCCAAAACAGTAAAAAATGTGTCCCAATCACCGAAAAAAAGTTCAGCGTCAAATTCACCATCATTGAAATCGTCTATTATTTTTTGAAAATCCATATTAATAAATACAAAAAAGGGACAAAAAATTGTCCCTCTCATAAATCCCTTACACTAAAACTTAGTTAGAAGTTTTGTTTACGTTGTAATACTTCTCTACAGTTTTTTTGATAGCCGCCTTAACACTCTCATTTTGTTGTTCTTTTACTAATTGAGTTGTTGTTGGTTGTTGAGCCTGAGGCTGAGGTTGATTATTGTTTTTGCATCCGCATCCCATAGTGATGATAATTTAATTTGTTTATGTCTATAAATAGTTCCTTACTTTAATTATATTGCATAAAGATATTTATTAAATAAAAACTGATGAATTTTTTAGAACAAAATGAATCCGCTGAAGATAGAACCAAGTTATACATGGAAAATAATCCCTCACTAAAAGCGAGAGCCGAACTTCTTTTGAGTTGGTTGAAAGATGTTGGAGATTTAGGTGAGGATGCTACATTGGAAGATATCATCTTCGTTGGAGATTACTATGATTTGGATAGGTTTAGTGTGGAGGGAACTGAATATGCGGTAGGTAATGAATATGACACACATGCATCTGCTGAACAACATATCAAAGATATGATAGATTTCGAAGGAATATCGGTATTTAATCAAGACTTTGTTAAAGGTCATCTTGACATGAGAGAAGTTATGAACTACGCCAAAGATCATTATAATGATGATGTTTATAACTACGGTGAAGCATATTTTGATGATAAAGATAGGATGTTGTCTTCCAAACAACGAGAACAAGTCGAAATTTTAACAAACAAACAAAAAAGATTAGAGAATGGGGTAAAACAATTTCAAAATTTTATGGAGAGAGGAAATGAAGATTTTTATTCATCCAAAATATCTGAGTTCGAGGAATTAATTGATGATTATACTTTGGAAATTTTGGAAATAAGGTCCGATCCTCAAGGAGAATTCCCCGATGAATTAATTGATGATATGATTGCAACCAAATTACAGGAGGTTAAGGCAGATCCTTGGTGGTTTTTTGACGATTTGAATTTAGATTACGAACAGTTCGTTGACATAGATGCGTTTACACAAGAAGCAATTGATACTGATGGTTATGGTCATTACCTTGCACCCTACGATGGGGAAGCTCACGAGGTTTATGTTGATGGAGACTTATTTTATATAATGAGAATTGATTAATAGTTAATAACTATTATAATTTCCCTATGGGTAGAAAGAAAAAGATATCATTCAAATTAAATCCAGAATGGATGTTCAAAGAACCATTGGATTTCGAGTACAACAAATATACCTTGTTGGACTATCTACAGAAATGTGACCAAAGTTTTGATAAATTTGAGTTATACCCAAATTTTGTGGAATTGTCATTACATCTTGCAAATATTCAGTCAATCTCAAAGGAGAATACACTTTTGTTAACCAACAAGAAATTCGAATCTCCTGATGATGAAATACTTGTTAAAGAATTAACTCCAAAGAAACCAAGACAGTTAACCGAACAAGAAGAAAATGAATTAGACAAAACTCTGAGGTTTTCGGGGCCAAAACTATTTGACGCCTTCAATATTGCCAAATCAATATGGAACATCGCATTCGAATCTATTGATTTGTATTTACGAAAAAACAAAAACAATTTAGTATCAAGTTCAGGATATATTTTTTTCTATCGAAAATCCGAAGAAAAGATGTATGTGTGGGAGTATGAAATTAAGTCTGACAAAAAGGATAAGTCTACAAACAGAACACATTTGAGTTTGATATCTGAGGGTGGAATTGATGAACGGACACTTACTGAAATTATTGATTCAAATTCAAAATGGAATCAAACTGAATTTTATAAATCCTTACCAATATTCGAAATTAAATGTTCACAGAATTTTCCATTCGAGGAAACGATGGTACCCATCATCAAAAGAAAAGTTATGTCTTATATTTTTCAGGTTGTTAATTTTGAAAAAATTAATAACTTTGATTCTACAAATTAAAATTATTATATTTTCAAAATGAGCGTTAACAAGAGATGGGTAAAACTTGACCAGTGTGTCTCTGCCCTAAAAGAAGGAAGATTGAAAGAATACTACGGAAAAAGTGAAATGTTACTTTTTCAAGACACCACTTGTTCCTTGATATACAATCTTCACCTTGAAGGAAAAACCGATGATGAAATCCTAAAAACAATTAAATTATAAAAATGAAAGTTATGAATAAAAATCTAATTAAAATGTTGAAGACCTCAGCGGAGGCGGATAAAGCGAAGGCACTTTTAACTTTGGACCTATTGGGGAATACTGGTGTAGGTATTGGAGATCATTCAACCAAAGATTTCTATGAGAATGCCGAAGAAGCATTACTGATGTTAGCAGATGCTGATGAAAGATTGGAGACTATTGAAAAATATTTTGGAAAGAATTAAAAAAATTATTAAAAAGATAGAATGGTTCTTTGATATCTATTTCGTTTGGATGTTATATAATCCAAGAAAATATGATAGATACATTAGATACATTGAAAAAAAGTGGGGTAATGATAATGAACAATGAAATGGTAAACCATCCTCATCATTATGGTGGTGAAGAGAATCCGTACGAAGTTATTAAGGTTTGCGAAGCTTGGGGATTAAATCACGATGCTTATTTGTTCAACGTGGTAAAATATGTTGCAAGAGCGGGTGTAAAAGACCAAACGAAAGAACTTGAAGACCTGAAGAAAGCCGCATTTTATTTAGACCGTAAAATCAAAAATTTGGAAAAATGATAATTTGGTTAACAGGACAAAATGGTTCAGGTAAGACTCCACCTCAAGAAGTTAGTAATATTTCTGCAACCAAAATTAGAGAACAATTAAGAAACGAAGGTAAATTACGATGTTAGAAACAAATAGGATTATAAATGGCGATTGTGTTGTTGAGATGGGTAAATTACCTGAGTCAATAATTGATTTAATTGTTACCTCTCCACCTTATAATGTCGGTATTGACTACGATAGTCATGACGATAACCAATCGATGGAGGAATATTGGAAATTTACCGAAAAATGGGTGGGTGAATCATTTCGTGTTCTTAAAGATGATGGAAGGATTGCGGTTAATATTCCATATGAAATTAATGTCCAAGATAGAGGTGGTAGAGTATTGTTCATGTCAGAATTTTGGTCTGTTATGAAAAAGGTTGGGTTCAAATTTTATGGACTTGTTGACCTTGATGAGAATGCTCCACATAGAAGTAAGACCACCGCTTGGGGTTCTTGGATGTCTCCCTCTTCACCTTACATTTACAATCCAAAAGAATGTGTAATCCTTGCTTACAAGAAAGATAGAATTAAGAAAGTTAAAGGGGAACCTCAGTGGGTTGGGGAAGTTGTTGATGTTGAACAAGAAGACGGGACAATAAAGAAGAAAACCATTTATCAAGATGAAGATAAGAAAGACTTCATGAGTTTGGTGTATGGTCAATGGGAATATTTTGCGGATACGAGACAACAAACAAAGGCGACTTTTTCAATGGACATTCCGACTAAAGCGATAAAAATATTAACATATAAAAATGATATTGTTTTAGATCCTTTCACAGGCAGCGGCACCAGTTTGGTCGCCGCAGAAACGTTAGGACGCAGATGGATTGGAATCGAACTCAGTTCGAATTATTCAGAAGTGGCAACTAAGAGAGTACAACATTTTATTAATCAAAAAAAACAAGGGGTTTTTGATTTTGAATCTAAAACTTAAAAAGGTCTTCAAGACCTTTTTTTGTTTATTGTTATATTTATGAAGATGAAAGAAGAATTAATTAAAAAATTGGTACAAGTACAACTTCAATGGAAATTTTTACATTGGCAAACATACGGAGATGCGAAACACAGAACTTATGGTGAATTATATGACGGACTTGGTGATTTAATTGATGAATTCACTGAAGTGATGATGGGAAAATACGGTAGACCTGAATTCGAGCCTGAATTTGCTTTGATGTTTCAAGACATTTCCTCCATCAGTATACAAAATTTTATGGATGGGATTACAGAATTTTTAGTTAGTTTTTCAGACCAATTGGATACAAAATATGATACAGACTTGTTGAATATTAGAGATGAAATGTTGGCATTGATTAACAAATCTAAATTCTTATTAACCTTAAAATCTTAATCATGACAAAAGTAATAAAATTGACAGAGTCTGACTTGACAAGAGTTGTTAAAAGAGTGATTAACGAACAAATGTATCACCGAGAACATATTTACAGAATACAGGCTTTTCTGAATAAAAGAATGAATGCTGGTTTGGTAGTGGATGGTAGAACTGGCCGAAATTCAAAGACTGAGGAAGCAATTGCTAAATATCAAGACATGATCGGAGTATATCCTACAGATGGACAATTTGGAGACAAAACTTACGCCAAAATGCCTGAAAAGGACAAAATTATGTTGAAAAACATAAATGCTAATGAGTATGGCGTACACGAAGATTATTGGGGAAATTTTCTCGATTGGGTCAAAAAACAGTTCCAATGAAAAAAATATTAAAAGAGAGTGGTATTCGGGATATTAAAGAATTAAGTAAACGATATCCCAAAGCAGAAATATATTTCCATCAAGATTTGGATGGTGTTACTACTGCGATTGCAATGAAAAAGTACCTTGAGGATAATGGTATTGATGTTGTTGATACTCACGTGATTCAATACGGGGACAAAGAATTTGCAGTGAAAAAGAATAACGCAATGGGAGATACCATGCCAGTACTTGTTGACTTTGCACATGGAAAACCAATGTTTGTTATTCACACAGACCATCATGATAGACAGGCTGGGGCTGAAGATACAAAATCTACATCATTTCGACAATCTCGATCTAATGTTGCAACAATATCACAGGTTGTTTCACCAAAAGACCTTTTTCCATCATCAGATATATTGTTAATCAATACAGTTGACTCGGCAGATTTTGCAAGACAAAACTTAAATCCCGAAGACGTAGTTAATTATCTTTACCGATTCGATAGAGAAACTTCCCTTCAAGGAAATAAAATGTTGTTGGGGTTAGTAATTAACAAACTATTGTTAGCATTCAAGAACAAACCTGGTTTCTTGGAGATGTTGGTTATGGATTCACAACCATCTCTAATGTCCATTTTGAATAATATCAAATATTGGATGAAGTCGGCTGGAGCTCCAACACCTGAAGAACTACAGAAGAACGCCGAAGATTATACACAGAAAATGAAATCATTTCCAACTGTAACGGATAATATAATTTTCCAATATGGTGGAGGAAGTATGTTTAAGCCAGGTTCTTATGATAGATACACTCCTTATAAGAACAATCCTGAGGCAGATTTTTTAATTATGGCATGGCCGATGGGACTTGTCCAAGCATCTTGTAATCCGTTCAAAAAAGATAGAGAACTTAAAGGTGTAAATTTGGGCGAGATTGCTCAGGAAGTATTGGGTAAATGGGAAGAACATTTAAGACAAAAAACTGTACCATTATCAACAATAAAGTGGGTTAGTGAAACAAGTGTTGGACCTGAGAGTATTGGATTCACGTTCAAAGATTTTAAGGCGTTGTATGGGGACAAAATAATGTTCATGG